ATGACGAAGAAAAAAGCACATAAACCTGGTTCAGCGACCATCGCGCTTAACAAGCGCGCCCGTCACGAATACTTTATCGAAGAAGAGTTCGAAGCGGGACTTGCCCTGCAAGGCTGGGAGGTTAAATCCCTGCGCGCAGGAAAAGCCAATATCAGCGACAGCTACGTCCTTCTGCGTGACGGAGAGGCATTTCTGTTTGGCGCTAACATCACGCCAATGGCCGTGGCCTCCACGCATGTGGTGTGCGATCCTACCCGTACCCGCAAGTTACTTCTCAACCAGCGCGAACTGGACTCATTGTACGGTCGCGTCAATCGAGAAGGCTATACCGTAGTGGCGCTCTCCCTGTACTGGAAAAATGCCTGGTGCAAAGTGAAAATCGGCGTCGCCAAAGGTAAAAAACAGCACGATAAACGTTCAGATATCAAAGAACGCGAATGGCAGGTGGATAAAGCACGTATCATGAAAAACGCCCACCGTTAAACCTGCACTCCAATTATTGACCAGTTCCTCACCGCGCCTCCCTCTCCGGCGGCGCGAATGAACATCTTATTGGCTATCACATCCGACACAAATGTTGCCATCCCATTGCTTAATCGAATAAAAATCAGGCTACATGGGTGCTAAATCTTTAACGATAACGCCATTGAGGCTGGTCATGGCGCTCATAAATCTGGTATACTTACCTTTACACATTGGGGCTGATTCTGGATTCGACGGGATTTGCGAAACCCAAGGTGCATGCCGAGGGGCGGTTGGCCTCGTAAAAAGCCGCAAAAAATAGTCGCAAACGACGAAAACTACGCTTTAGCAGCTTAATAACCTGCTTAGAGCCCTCTCTCCCTAGCCTCCGCTCTTAGGACGGGGATCAAGAGAGGTCAAACCCAAAAGAGATCGCGTGGAAGCCCTGCCTGGGGTTGAAGCGTTAAAACTTAATCAGGCTAGTTTGTTAGTGGCGTGTCCGTCCGCAGCTGGCAAGCGAATGTAAAGACTGACTAAGCATGTAGTACCGAGGATGTAGGAATTTCGGACGCGGGTTCAACTCCCGCCAGCTCCACCAAATAAATCAAGGGGTTACGTGAAAGCGTAACCCTTTTTTCTTTGGTAGTGGCGGCAAAATGGCGACAGACTTTTGCGTCCATCTTGCCTGTCGCCATCTTGAAATCATGCAAAGAGGTTTCACATGGAAGAACTTCACTTTGTTTACATCAATGCAAATGGTCGTATCGGTGTTCACTCTATACAGAGCATCAGTTATAGCGAAAATCATATACAGGGCATTTGTAAGAACACCGATCGAATAAAAACCTTCCGAAAAGACCGCATTCTTAAACAGTACGATTCACCAGAACAAGCCATTCAGGAATGCGCGTCATTCCTCCCCGAAAGCTACTCACATCTCACTAAGCAGTCTGGTCCGAAAAAAAATACATTCGATGTGTGTTTCACCGGATTTAAGAAAGCAGATAAAGAAAGATTGGTTGATAAGGCGAATGAACAAGGATTAACGGTAAGAACCTCTGTAACCCAAAGCCTTCAGATGCTCTGTTGCGGTTACAATGCAGGCCCATCAAAAGTATCGGCAGCCAGGATGAAAGGCACAATCATCATAGATGAGCCTGGCTTTATACATTTTCTTGAAACGGGTGAGATCCCAGATGAATAAAAACCTGCCGTAGCAGGTTCTCTTTCTCAAAAATTCATATGCCCCTGACCACCTGGCAATGGATGTGGAGGAGCAGTAGCAATCAGTGCGGGTGTCACAATAAACCGGACCACTGTTTCATGAGTAACAAAAGTGCTCCCGCAGTTAATATTTTGGCACTGGCAGTAACGCTCTTTGGTGCTTTCAGTTACTTGAAAACTGCTCCTTGTGTGTGCCGCATGACCACACTTTGGACAATTCATCATATCCAGATCCCTACCTTTGCTATCAGAATCATTGTAATGATACACAAAATATCAATATTGAGAACACTTTATTCCATTTCAAGATCATCAATCTTCACTTCGAGTTCAATACTGGTTGTAAAACCGTTATCCGGGCTGACGGTATGTGTCAGAGTCGTAATGGTCCATTCCGCATCATCTATCGGCTGTTTAAAACCACTGACCTTCACAGGCATTTCCGTGTAGAGATCTGCCCGCCCTTCTGCCAGTTGTAGCGAAAATGACGCAACGCCGCGTTGCAGGCGTTCCCACTGCATTTTCGCCGCTCGTTCGGCGTTGCTCCGGTTGGCATAAGTGCGATTAAGTACCAGCACGTTTTCATCCGTACCCACCAGGTAATCGCCCTGCTTCGCTTCTGGCTCTTTCTTCTGCTTCTTAGTTCTGCGCTTACGCTTCACCGTGGTGCTTTCTTTCTTCGCAGGTTCGCGGGTATGCAACCAGCTGGCAATTACGCCCGTGTAGGCTCCGCGATCTGCCAGGGTAAATCGGTGACTGTCGCCGTCCTTGCGTGTGATAGTGATCACTGGCAGAGGTTTACCAGTGGCGCTTTTGCCCTGCCCCTGCCTGATGAATAACAGATTGCCATTTTTCACCGACGCGATGGCACCGTACTGTCGCGCCAGCCGCATCAGAAAACTGCCGTCACTCTCATTAGTCTGGTCTATATGCTCCACGGGCTTATCCGACAGGTCTTTACCCAGTGCCATCTTCAGCTTGTGCCGCACGGCTATTTCCTTCACCACTTCCCCGACGGTGGTCTTATGCCACGATTTTTCACGGCGGGTATTCAGCGTTTCCCGAAAATCAGCACTTCGCGCCCGGATAGTCAGGCGGTCCGGTGCGCCAGTGTGTTCAATCTCGTCCACCGTGAATGCTCCTTTCGGGAAAAGCGGCTGCCCCTTCCAGCCCAGCGCCAGCGTAATGACAGCACCACGGCGCGGCAGCGCTATTTTTCCATCGGCGTCGTCCAGCTCCAGATCAAGCTGGTCCGCTTCAAAGCCCCGGTTATCCGTCAGCGTCAGCCTCATCAGGCGGTTATCCAGCACAGTGGTGATATCCCTGCCCTCAATACTGATGCTGAATGCGGGAGTTTTGTTGCCTTTGTTAAGCAGTTCAGAGCTGAAATTCACGACAGCAGCCCTCCCACCGTTTTACCGATATCGCTTAAGGCAGACGTTGCCGTGTCCTGCAGATTATTCAGTTGCGTACTGAGATCACCGAACATATCGGACAGGGATTCATCCACCCGTTTGAGCGACAGGGTGAACTCAATCCGGCGCGGCATACCATCGCGGAAAAACTCCGTTTTAGTCTGATTTATTCCCTCAATCACATACATGCCGTAAATGGTGCCGCTGCCTTCAATCAGGGGCCATGCTTTCCCCTGTTCTGCCATCTGCTCCAGTGCCAGCAACGACAGCCTGCCACCTGTTATCTCCGGCATAAGAACACCGGAAAGCGTCAGCATGTCGTTGTCCGGCCCCAGAAACTGCGTGGACGGACGTCGGTTTACCCGGCTGTTTGCCGCATGTCGCCAGCTGCGTTGATACTGCAGCTCCTGATACGGCACGGTGCGCAGCATAAACACGTACAATCCCAGCACCATCATCATGCGTCGTATCCCCCCTGATCGCTGTAGTTACTCCTGGCTTTTGCCTTCAGCCTGCGTTCACGTTCATCAAGCTGGCGGGCCACCTCCCGCGCAATATCCTGCGCACTTTGTCCTGGCTGCGTCTGGATGATGATCTGCGTCGGTGCCTCAATCCTGTAAACGGGCGGCACAGTGGCTGCGCGACTCACAATTGCTTCTCCACCTTTCGCGGGAAGTGCCAAAGGGTGCAACGGTGGAAGCTCTGCTGGCGCGGCAGCAACGCCCATCATTCCGGCGACAACCGCAGCCAGTGCAGCGGTATTTCTCCGGCTGGTCACGTTTGCCGGGCCGTTGACAATTTCAGGCCCGTTTTCACCGACAATGCCAAACTGCCCGCGCGGGATATCCCCGCCGCTGTCATACATCCCCGCAAAGCCATATCCCCATGATGGAAAACCACCCGATGGTATCATCACTTTACCGTCTGCATTCACCGTCACAGGTTGCTGACGCGTCACGCTTTCCGGCAGTTTTGCCTTTGCGGCCTCTTTACTGACAATGCCAAGTTTCTCCAGTAACCAGGAAACACCGGATTTCAGGGAGTCCAGCGGATGCATAACCATATTCAGCCCTTCCGCCAGTGCCTCCCCGAATCGTCGCCCCATTGCCGCTGCGCTCTGCAGTTCGGCAGAGGTCGACTTAACGGGCGTCAGCAGATCAGTAAACCAGCCCCACAGCGCCTGTACTTTATCGCCAATCCACTGAAATACAGGCTTAAGTGGTTCGAATGCTGCACTGACGGGACTAGCCGCCGCTTTGAATCCTTCCACCACGCCACCGAGAAATGCGTTGATGGGTTGCCAGTATTTCCAGACAACCAGTGCCACACCCGCCAGTGCAGTAACCACAAGACCTATCGGACTGAGCAGAGCACCTAACAGACCAGATATGGCATACAGGGCAACGCGCAGCATCGCCAGCGGACCGGATGCCAGTACTCGCAGCACCGCGCCTGCGGCAGCCAGTCCACCGCGTAGTGCTGCCAGTGGATTCATAAACATCACAACAACAGCACGTAAACCGGATAATCCAGACCGCAACAGTGCAACCGGCACACCTGCTACAGTTTTCAGGACATTCCCCGTCAGTGATGCCGTGCGGTGCAAAGACGACAACGGCGCAGTAAGTAAACCCGCTGCGTTGCCCGATGAAGCAAGCCCGCGTCGCAGCAGTGCCAGTGGAGCGCCAGCTAACCAAGACAACGCTCTGCTGGTTCGTGTTACTGCTGCCGTAACGGAAGGTAACGTTTTGATACCCAGCACAGAGAATCCCAGACGGATGACTGCCAGCGGCCCCAGCACTGCAGCCAGCGCCACCGCTAAGGTGCCGAGGCCTACGGTAACCGCAGCCACAACAGCCGCTACTTTCATCAGTGTGCCTGTCAGTTCCGGGTTAGCTTCCACCCAGCGGCGCAACGCCCCCGTGATGCTTTTCACCGTGTACAGAATATCCATCAGCGGCTGGCGCAGCGTTTCGCCCAGGCTGCTGAAGGTGTTCTGCGCTCCGGTTTTGACCAGCAACCACTGAGCAGAAAGTGAGTCTTTGTTGATGTCGGATTCTTTCTGCATGGAACCGAGCGCATCATTGCCCGCTGTCAGTTTTAGCTGGCGCTGCAGTTCCTGAAGGTTGTTTGCCAGTTTCGCCGCGTCATCACCAAACTCTTTACCAAACAACATGGTCATGGCAGACAGACGCTTGTCCTGCGGCAGTGCGTTCACCTTCTCCAGCACACGCTGGATAGTTCCCATCGCATCCTTCGTCATCTGCTTTTCAATCACTTCAGGATTGAGTTTCAGCAGATTCATCCCTTCAAAGAAACTCTTGCTTTGCATGGTGGCAATGGACAATTCACGCACCATCGCGTTTGCTGCACTGGCTGCAACCTCCGGCGCAGCGCCCAGTGTCAGAAAGGTGGAACCCAGTGCCGCCGCTTTACGATAATCCAGACGGTCAGCCACACCGCCCAGACGTTGCATCACATCAATGATGTCCGCCCCTTTCGACATGGCGTTATCATCCAGATAGTTCAGCGCATCGCCGAGCTGTTCAATATTGCGGGTAGGTATTTTGTAGAGCTGGGCGATTTTCCCCAGACTTTCTGACAGTTCATCCGCTGGCAGCTCAAAGGCTGTTGCCGCCTTTGCTGCCGTACTGGCGAAGGCCAGCAGGTCACGTTTCTGGTCTTCCCAGCTGTCGTCAGGGTCTGCGACGTTCATGCGCGCACCACCTTCAACCAGTGCAGCGAAGTCCACCGCACCGTTTTCCATCGGCAACTGTTCGCTGGCAGCCTTGATGGCATCCTGCATTTCATAAAAACGTGCAGTACGGTTTCCATTATCGTCACGCAGACCATTGACCTGCTTTGCCACACCTTTCATGGCATCTTCCATGCTGGTATAGCTTTTTACTGCCGCCATCACTGGCGTCCCCATTGCCAGCCCTGCAGCCGTGGTAGTGGCTCCGGCTCCTGCAATACGATCGCGCACCTCCAGCGAACGGGCATAACTGGCACGCGCCGCATTCATCCTGCGCTGAGCTTCACCCAGTCGCTTCAGCCGCGCCTCCTGTTTCGACAATTCCTGGTTATAACGTGATGTTTCACGGGCTAAACGGGCAGTTGCTCCCGCATCATCTTTCGCAGAAATTCCCGCCCGGTACAGTTCTGCACGCACAAGCGCCGTTTGCTTCTGCAAATATTTTTGTTGTTCTTCCAGGCGTTGGACTGCCAGCGTTTGCCGACCTAAAGCCACAAGGTGCCGTTGTGATGGTTGTTCCATCGCCTCCAGCTCAGAGCTAAGCAAATTAGCCTTCTGTCTGGCATAGTTCAGCCTGTCGCCTAACTTCTTGTTATCGGCCTGCAGCTTGCGAAATTTTTCCAGGCTGTTACCCGCCTGATTGAGTTGCTTTAATGCGTCACGGGAGTTTCTGATTGCACCAGCCAGCTCTTTCGAACTGGCCTGTGCAGCACGGAATGGGCGGGTGAGTTTGTCAACCGCATTAAGAATGACCTGCAGGCGCAGGTTGTTATCACTCATCGTTGGCCCCGCTTCTCTGAATCGCTTTATACCGCCATTCCAGCACTTCGGTCAGCGGCATAACGTCAGTAACGGATGGCGGCCAGTGAAAAATGGTGGCGATATCTGCCACCAGATCGTCAACCGTCAGGCTGTCGGTAAACCGGCAAGCACCGACTTCTTCAACAAAAAAGTGACAACCTCAACCGACATGGCTGTGAGATCTGCCGGGTCCATCTCTGCGATTTCCTGTGCAGTCAGTGCCGGACTGGAGATGCGGGGGATCACGGTCATCATCGCGTTCACATCCATATCCATAATGGCCTGCAGGCGTGTGCCGCGCAGCGCACCAGACTGCGGTTTACGCAACACAATTTCGGTAATTTCTGTTTTACCGCGCATGATGGGGGTATCCAGTTGAATGGTCTTTTCAGTCTGTTTATCGCTCATTTTGTTGTCCTGTAAATTAGGTTCTGGCGCGGCATTCCGCGCCGTTCAGATACATCAGAGGCCGAGGGCGTTGCGGTGCGCTTCCATCAGGTCCACACCGTCCACAATTTCCACCATGTTGATAAGGTCCACTTCATAGAGCACCTCACCATTGATGGTCAGCTTCGCGTAGCTGTTGGTACTGGTCACTTTGGTGGTGTTGCTTTCGCCCGTCTTCCACTCGCCGGAATCCACTTCTTTGTGACGTCCACGCACGACAAGCTCCACGGCCTGCACTTCCCCGGTATCGTCACGCTGGATAGAGCCGGTAAAGCGCAGCTGGATGCCATCCACCGTGGATTTGCCCATCTGCTTAAACAGCAGCAGTTCAGTACCACCAATGGAAAATTCTGTATCCAGTGCACTGTCATCCAGTCCCAGATCCACATCCACCGCCCCCGGCATACCGCCGCCGCGATACTTCTCATATTTGCGGGTGAATTTCGGCAGCGTCAGCGACTCAACGATCCCCTGCCAGTTGTTCCCGTCGTTAAACAGGTTCAGATGTTTTAATTTGCGTGGTAAAGCCATGTTGTCCCCTTACGCGCTGACCTGGCTGGCGAAATTCACCAGGTACTGATCGGTGATGCGCTGGCGCAGCATCAGATTTTCAAGTGGCGGCATTGGCGTGTAGTCATAGTCGATGGTGAGTTTTCCGGCTTTCAGCGTGTCTTTGTCGTTCACCGACTCATCCAGCCAGCAATCACCACCAATGAGATACCCCTGACTGACCAGGCTGCGCATTTTGGCGCGGATACCTTCGATAATGTCGCGGGCCAGCGACGGGTTAAGCGGTTTATCCACCGCCCACATGTGTGCTTCTGCCATCGTGTCCATCAGCACCTGCGCCGTGCGGGTGTAGTTTTCGAAGGCAAAGAGCGGGTCATCACTCAGGCAGCGGGAACCCCAGAAGCGGAAACCGTCTTTACGCACAAGCGTGGTGACGTCGTTCTGGTTCAGCAGACCTGCATCGGTTGCCGGGTCCTGCAGATCCCAGAACACATCAGCAGAAATTCCGGTGACACCGTTCACGCCCACGTTGGACAGGCTTTTGTGCCATCCAGTCTGCTCATCAATTTTGGCGCGCAGACCGAGCGCACGAGCGGTGGCATATGCCGTTGCTTCGGCATTCAGCACCGTGTCCCAGCCAGTAAAGTCAGGCCAGATCAGCATCCCTTCGCGCTGGCTGAAGTTTTCGCGGTAAGTGATCGCCTCCTGCACTGTCTTGCAGCCATACGCTGACAGGTAAGCAAACCCACGCAGGCTTTGCGCCACGCTCAGCAACTCAGTAGCTACCGCCTTGGTGTCGTGGCCTGGCACGCCGAGAATGCGCGGTTTAACGCCGAGCTGTGACTGGGCAGATAACAGGGCTTTCATACCTGTTTTTTTACCTTCAGCAGTCACTGCGCCGATGATATTGGTCGTGGTTTCTTCTTCCGTTTCACCCTGCGGCACACGCACAACAACGGTCACGGGTTTTGCCTGGTCAGCGATGGCATCCAGCGAGCGGGCCAGTGTGCCGGACTCACCCGCTTTACCGCTGGCAGTCAGCACATCAGTGATCAGCACGGGTTTATTAAGAGGAAACATTTTTGCATCGGCATCATCGCCCGTGCAGACCATACCCACGATGGCGGTGCTCACCGTGGTAATAGATCGGGTGCCTTCGTTGACTTCAACAACGCGCACCCCGTGGTGGTAATCCTGAGCCATAGTGGCGAACCTCCTGATTGGATTAGGCTTCGCCCTATGTTGAAGTGATTGTGCCTGACAAACAGCTAAGCGCAGTTGTACCGTTATTCATACAAAATGACGGTATTTGTCTGCTTGCAGGGATAATCAACATAATGCTGATTCAGGGGGATTCATTGCTCTTATTTGCCGGAAATTTTCTATAAATTGTGGAAACACCTACATCAAAAATCAGTGCAATACGCTGTCTTGATTCTCCGGCCTCGAGTAAACGTCCAATCTGTGCCCACTGTTCGGTGGTCAACTTAGGACGGCGTCCACCTACTCTGCCTTTGGCGCGAGCTGCAGCAAGCCCCGCCCTGGTACGTTCAACTATCAGTTCGCGCTCCATTTCAGCCAGGGCACCCATGACATGAAAAAAGAAACGGCCCATTGGGGTACTGGTATCAATACTGTCAGTCAGGCTTCGGAAATTCACGCCACGCTGGCGCAGCTCTTCTATCAGCGTAACGAGATGCCGCATACTGCGCCCCAACCTGTCCAGCTTCCAGACAACCAGAGTGTCACCTGCCGATAATGTCCTGAGCAGTTTTTTCAGTCCCGGTCTGTCGGACTTAGTGCCACTGATTTTGTCCTCAAAAATCCGCTCACATCCCGCGCAGTTCAGCGCACTACGTTGCAAATCGGTGTTCTGGTCATTTGTTGACACGCGTACATAGCCAATAAGCATGATCAATCCCCTGAATAAAAACCGGGGATGATGCCAGTTAGCCGTTATCTCTGCATTTTCATAAACGTTGGTTTGGGAGAAGGCTCTGCATTACCCGTTGGTGTCCCTGTTCCATGGCCTTCCGCCACTCCGCCAACAGGCTGGCTGAAATGCAACGGCGCGGCTTTTTCTGCTGAAGAATACCCGGAACTGGCAAAGGCTTATCCGACAAATAAATTGCCTGATTTACGTGGTGAGTTTATTCGCGGCTGGGATGACGGGCGCGGGGTTGACTCTGGACGAGGTTTATTGACGGCGCAGGCGGAAACAAAGATAACTAACCACCACGGCAATGGCGGTAATGCTGATGATATTTCGGCTGGTGTTTCCGGTTCACCTCCCAAAAACTTTGTCAGAAACGCGGATTCGGCAGTTAATGCTGGTTCTGGTTTTACCGCTTTTGGCTCTGGAAATTTGACAATGAATGGTGTTACTTCTTATTTCGGTGTCCGTCCACGCAACATCGCATTTAACTACATTGTGAGGGCTGCATAATGGATAGCACTGTATTAAATAGCGAGTTTATTGCCACGAAGGCGGGGAATATTACTGTCTATAATTATGATGGTGAAACACGGGAATATATTTCCATATCGACTGAATATCTTGCCGTTGGTGTCGGCATTCCGGCATGTTCCTGTTTAGATGCTCCAGGCGCATACAAAGCTGGTTATGCAATCTGCCGTTCTGCAGATTTTAACTCATGGGAATATGTGCCAGACCATCGCGGTGAAATTGTCTATGGCATCGAAACGGGGGAATCAAAAGAAATTACTGTGCCGGGGGATTACCCTGAAAATACGACCACTTTTGCCCCATTAACGCCATACGATAAATGGGATGGTGAGAAATGGGTAACAGATACCGAGGCACAGCATAGCGCCGCAGTAGATGCAGCAGAAGTACAGCGCCAGTCTCTGATTGATGCTGCTATGGCTTCCATCAGTCTGATTCAGCTGAAATTACAGGCCGGGCGGAAACTGACGCAGGCAGAAACAACCCGGCTTAACGCTGTGCTGGATTACATTGACGCGGTGACGGCAACAGATACCAGCACCGCGCCTGATATTATTTGGCCTGTATTCCCTGAGACTGATTAACCTCAATTAGTATTGGTTCGCCTTTCTCATTAATTGTTAGCTCCATGCCCTGAGGAATTTCTGTCATAGTAAAAAACCAGTTGTCCTCCGGTAATTCAATAGCCCCGGTCACGTCATGAAGACCGGGGATTACTTCAGTCAAAGTAACTGGATTAAACAGGCGCACAATAAACCCTCCAGGAAAAAGCATTTGATGATGGTCTGCCGTCGTACATCTGGCAGCGGGCATAAAAGCCGGTATTTGTTACCTGATCATCCACGATCATTGAAACGTGAACATTATTAGGTGTGCTCTCGTAATCCGTTCTTATTCTTTCCGCGATACTGATAAAACGTGAAAGTTTAGGCAGTGCAATTGGGTAAACAACTTTAGCCAGTCCATTATCATTAGATCCACCGGTTCCAAATACTTCTATTGCACCATCTGACCAGCGTATCCATGCACCATTGGCATTAGCTCCTCGCTGAATGACATATCTGGCTTCTCCCAAACCAAGGTATGCGAGAAGACCAGCTACATCCTTTCCACTCAAATTGGTAAGCGTATTGTCCAGCGGTTGTTTACCTGCCAGCGCATTAAGCATTGTCGTGGCAAAGTTCGGATCATTCCCCAGTGCCGCCGCCAGTTCGTTCAGTGTATCCAGTGCCGCAGGTGCAGAACCCACCATTGCTGCAATCGCTGATTTCACAAAAGCTGTAGTGGCAATCTGTGTATTGTTGACCGACTGTGCCGCAGTAGGTGCTGTTGGCGTTCCGGTGAGTGCCGGACTCGACAGCGGTGCTTTTAGTGCCAGCGCATTGTTAATGGTGGTACTGAATTTCGGGTCATTGTTAATGGCTGCGGCAATTTCTTTCAGTGTGTCCAGCGTGGCTGGCGCACCGTTAATCAGAGCAGTAATAGCGGCCTGAACAAACTCAGTGGTCGCAATCCGCGTGGTGTTATTTCCTGCTGCAGGCGTCGGCGCTTTTGGTTCTCCGGTAAATGTCGGATTATGTTTCTGCGCATACTGGGTATGAGGATCTTGTGCGGCAATGTGGTTTCTCATCTGGTCATCCACATACAGCTTTAATTCCAGGACTTCATCATCCACGTATTTACGGGTTGCCAGCACTACAGCAGGGTCGATTTTCAGGGTGATATTGTCCGTACTGCTGGTAATCAGCACCATGCGCACGGTCTGGGTGCGCCCGCTGCCTTCAGCCAGTTGCGGCTTATAGCTTTCCGGGCAGTTGCCCACGGCAATCAATGCCCCGGACTCATCAAACAGGCCCACTTCACGTATCCACCAACCGCCCTCGTTTTCAGGGATCACCTGTTCAGCAATAATCTGGCTGCTGTTCTGCGGGTCGATATAAAGCATATTCAGCGCAGCCCGGCGTTTCTCATTTACCAGTGCCGTCTGCTTTGCGTCCGGAGTTGGCAATACTCCGCCGCCATCGCCCACCGCCATATGGGTAATTTTTAGCGGCACACCGAGCGCGGCGGCGCTGGCAAGTTTCGCCGCGCCAATATCCGTCAGCAGGGTATAAAATTTTGTGCTCATGGATTCACTCTCATTGTGTCAATAACATGGACCGCCCCGCCTTCATGCGCGGTGCCACCGGAAATAATCGTTTCGTTGATATACGGATAGATCGTGATTTCTTCGCCAAGATAGCTGGCAACCCCCATCCAATGTGGGCCGCTGGTCTGCAGATTGATGGACATGCCGATCATGTGACGGCTACATGGTTTGGCATCACTTATCAGCCTCTCAAGTTCCAGATAGGTATCTTCAGTGATGCCCTGGTCCTGCACGCCGATATCCAGGCGAAACGTTCCCGGTGCTTCTCCGGTCTGCCACCATTCAATAATGCGGATCAGGAAGCCGAACGGCTCCACCACCCGCCGCACAGCACTGGTGGTTCCTTTATGCTGATGTATATAAAAAGCATCCTTCACCACCTGGCGTTTGACGCTTTCTGTCCAGCTCTCGTCCCAGCGATCCACAGAGAACGCCCAGGCGAGATAAGGCAGGAAACTGACTGGACAGGTTGCCGGATTCCACAAGTCACGCAGCGGCACCTGCAAATCAGAAATCCCGCTGCACGCTTGCGCCAGTCGGCGCTCCAGTGGCGTTGAACCCGGTGGCAGCAGACTATTCATCAGTTCCCCCGTTGGTTACGCTCCACTGCGTACATGATGCCGCCTGCGTTTTGTTCAGGACCACATCCGCCAGCGGCGAAGCCAGTTCCACACGCTGCACACCTTCAACATGCAACGCGGCAAAGATGGCGCTACGGCGAATATCCCGACCAAGCCGCGTCTGACTGGCGATGTACTTCTGCAGGCTGGCTTTTGCCGCTGCCATTACCGGCTCTGCTTCTGGTCCCGGATAGAGAAAAATGGTGGCTTCCACGCGGTACGGGATGATTTCTGCACTGCGAACCGTCAGACGGTCAGCCACCGGGCGGACGTTCTCACTGTTCAGAGCTTTTTCCACCACGTCCAGCAGGTCTTTTTCTGCAGTTCCATCGCCTTCGCGGCTAAGGACAGTCAGCACCACCTCTGCAGGTGCCGGGCTGGTTGCACTGGCATCCGCCACCCGACCGTCGGCGCTTCGGGCATGAAATTCATAAGCTGCAGTTGGCCCCGCAACTGAAAGCCCTTCAAAGGCTGCAGGCACACGCAGGCGTAACGCTTCATCGCTTTCCATCACAGCTGCAACGGGCGGCACAGCGTCATTATCAGCAGGCGTCACCGTCAGGCGTTTCACGTTGTAGTTGGCAGCGAGCTGGTCAAGATCGCTGCCCATCGCGTAAGCCACCATCACAGCCTGCGCGGCTTCGTTAATGCGCTGGCGCAGAAGCAACTCACGGTAAGCGTTCTCCTGCAGCAATTTGGTGACGGGTTCAGATTCCAGTTCCAGCGTGCGGATCACTGCTTCCTGCTCATCTTTCGGATGAAGCGCCACAAATTCTGCCTTGCGTTCGGCAAGCAGCGTCTCAAAGTCCGGCACATCCACAATCTGCGGCGCAGGCAACTGCGAAAGGTCAATCACTGCCATTCTCTGCTCCTGTTGATACGGAAAGGGAAACAGGCACACCGTTATTACGCCGCCCGGTCAGCTCCACCACCATTGAACCGTCAAAATTGCTGTTGATGGTGATGGAATCCAGCGTCAGCCGTGGCTCCCAGCGACTCAGCGCCACATACACTGCCGACATGACCTGCAGGCGTAATGCCGGATTTTGTGGCTGGTCTATCAGTGTCGACAGCAGGGAACCATATTCACGACGGGCAATGCGGCTACCCTGCGGTGTCAGTAGAATGTCCCGCACCGACTGACGCAGATGGTCAATATCAGTAATGGCTTTACCGCTGGTATTGTTCATCCCGATATAAAGCGTCATACCGGGCCTCCGGTTGTATCGCCGCCTTTCAGGACGCCAGTATGCTGATGCGCATCAACCACGATCCCGTTAGAACTCATCGCTCCGCCGCCCTGGGTAACGCCACCATTGATCACCACTTCACTGTTAATGCGCGTGCGGTCAGCCTCCAGTACAAACTCACTGGTTTTCATGGTGATGTTGTCAGCGGCCTCAATGACCATTGATTTGATGCCCCTGACATGCCAGCGTCCGGTGGCGGGTTCGTATTCAAACCAGCCACCGTCAGGATGTTCTGTCACGCAGGCGTCCGCCGACGTCGACGGTGGCGCGAACTGATTCGAATAGATGGCGGGTAACGCAAAGGCGGTTTCCAGATTGCCGCCCAGACTCAGCAGCACCACCTGCTCACCTTCCGATGGTCGCCACCATGTGCGGGCATTCCCGGCACGCAGCGTCAGCCAGCTGATCCAGTTAGTTTCAAGCTCGCCCGTTTTCACCCGGCAAAGCCAGTTTTCCCGGTCCACTTCGGTGACTACACCTGTGCGGATCAGGTTGGTGATAAGGCGCATGATTTCGGTTAATTGTGCGTTCATAGGGAAAGGTTGCCATCAGGGGAAGAAAGGCGGCAGTGCCGCAACTTGTATCAGTGCTGGTACAAAAATCACCCCGCCAACCATTGCAGAATCATGTCGCGGGTCATTGCCTCAACATCATCATTTACGCCCAGAAGGCGACGCTCTGCGTAACGGACCTCCGGTCCTTTGCGGCTGACGCGATCACGCAGGCCATAATGGTGAACGCGGGCAATGCGCTGCACCTTACCTTCAAACTGCACGCTGGCAGAATCCTCGCTGGCGGCGGTTTTCAGGTATTTTGTGGTGCGAAGTTTTGTAAACATCTGCCGTTTGATACGGCCTTTTTTACTGCGTGCTGTTACTCGCCTCGGTTCATAGCTGCTGCCATCAGGATTGAGTTGCATCCTGATGTTCTGCTGCTGTGTCCGGCGCAGTTCCTGCGCCAGCTGGCGCATCATGCGGCTTCTTGCGGCTGGTTCCAGATTCGCCAGCAAAGCACTCAGCCAATCGTCCACCTTCTGCAGTTCAGCCACGTTTCACCGTCCACATTTCTTCAGGTTCATCGGGTTCCGCTACCGCTTCAACACTCGACACACTGCCGTCAGTGCTGACCAGCACACGCTCCGTCAGTTGCAGGTTAAGGCTGATATCACAGACATCGTTGCGCAAAATATCCACCTCAAAGGTGAATAGTTTTTCCCGTAACGCCGGGTTATTGATGGCATCGGGCTGGTTATCACGCAGCCACAGCAAAACCGGGGCCATCAGCAGATTCTGGTCGCCGCTGAAATCCTCAATCACCACGTTGAGGGTATAACGGTACTCCCATGACATGGAGCTGGCCCCCGTGGCAACCAGCGAACCGTTATCCACAAACAGATGCAGTTTGTCCGGGTTATTGCGGACATAAGGCACTGCTTTATTGAGGGCGTGGCGCAGGGACTGTGGTTTGTTCACTGTTTCGCTCCTGACACGCAATAATCATGTCCACTTTGTCTGCACAGACCGCCCAGGCGGCCTCCGTTTCATCCAGCAATGCGTTCAGATCACCGTTAGTGCGCGGCGCTGCCTGCTCCAGCCGACACGGCGTCACTCGCGGACAACCACTGACGGTAAGCTGCACCTCCGGTGAGTGCCGGACGTTCCCGCAGCCGGATAATGTCAGCAGGCAAAGGAGTATCAGCCCAGCGGCGTAAATCCTCGTTCTCACGTTTCAGTTCCTCGATCCGGCGTTGTTGTTGTCTCAGCAGTGCGCTGGTCTGTTCTGCTTCGGCGTAGAGCCGCGCCTGCTCCCGATTGTTGGTTTCAGCCAGAATGGACAGACCGATCAGCTGGCTGTTTTTCTTCGTCAGTTCTTGCGCTTTACTTTTCAGCGCCGCGCGCTGCGTTTCGATGGTGTGGCTGGCGCTGTTAAGCCGCCACGACTGCCAGCCCAGCGTAACGAGTGCCAGCGCCCCCACTACTGCCAGCGCACGCGTCATAGTCCAGCTCCTTTAAGGCACCAGGCCATCTCCCGCGCACGGCGGTTATCCAGCCCCTGATTAAACACACCTTTTACATACACCCAGCGCGGCAACTGTCGGCACGCATCCGCCCAGCGCCGCTGATTGAGCAATTTCACCAGCGTGGAACTGCAGGCATTGCCCGTACCCACGTTGAAGGCAAACGACACCGCAGCGTCATACACCTTCTGCGGCGGCTGTTGCTTCACACACCTTTCCAGCGCCCGCTCCACACGCAGCACGTTGGAGATCAGCCCTTCTGCTGCCTGTCGCTCCGTAATGGTTTTGCCGGGAATGACGCCCGACGTATTACCAATGCCGTCGGTCCAGACACCCGCGCTGCACTGATACGGCTGCAGACGACAACCTTCGTAATCGGCAATCAGTTTCAGTCCCTCCACGGAGGTGTGAAGCTGCTGAAAACCCGGCAGCGTGGCAGCAATAGCCAGCACGGTCCCGACAAGGCAGCGTTTAACGATTGATGGATTCATAGTCCTCCCGCGAGATCTGCCCGTCGCGCAGAAGCTGGTAGGCTTTGTGTTTGTAGTACCAGTTGATAGCCAGCATCAGCACACCAATCATCAGGCCGCCCAGCGTTGAGGCATCTTTGATGGACAAATCGCCCAGCCAGGCCAGCACGACGGCGATGCAATACGTGATAAAGGCGCTGATTCGCTCAAGCGTCATAATTCAGTCCCATAGCTGGACGGTCTGCACGGTGGTGGTGGTCGGAATGTCCGGCAGCTCCACCTGCAGCCCGTGAGGTAAAAAGGGGCCGTATTCGGCAAGCCCCGGATTTGCCTTCAGTACCTGCTCCGTGACACCCTGCGTGCGCCCGTAATGACGCCAGCAAAGCGCGTCCACCGTGTCATACTGATGCGCACGCACTTTCATCAGATAAGCTCCACTGTGCAGTGCGGCGCGTCCTGCACCCGGCTGATGGCCCAGCGGGCGTCACGCCACAAATCACCGCTGGCTTCTGCCAGTTCTTCGCCTCGCTTCACACCGGATGCCGTGGCGTCATAGTCCTGGTATCGTTCGTTGAGCATGGCGCGTGCCCAGCAGTAAACCGCGTTGAAATAGTGCTGAATGCGCTCACTTTTGCCGTCCAGCTGCTCCGCCGGAACCTCTGCCAGCGAGGCATATCCCAGCATCTGCTGGCGTCTGCGAAACTCATACAACTCTGCGTTGACCTCCGAAATTGCCGACAGCGCAACCTGCTTTAAACGCGGCTGCGTCACCGTGCCGTCAGTGCGCATGACACTGCGAAACTCCGACAGGTCCACATCAGGCCAGAACGGCGTGTTTCTGATGATTTCCGCCTGTTCCGGTGCCTGTTCTGGCGCAACAAACTTCATGCTGCTTTCTCCTGAAATAGAGGGCGGTGGACGGGGTTTTGATGTGGCAGTGCCTTTCGCCACCCCGTGCCGCCCGTGCGCGGGGGCACGTTCTGTCAGCGGCTGTCATTGCGCAGTCTGCGCTCCAGCTGCTGTTTGTCTTTTTTCACGCCACAGCGGGGATCGAGCTGTAACGCATGGTTGAGATGATTAAGGGCGGAAGCCGGGTTGCTTTCACTCAGGACAGCGCCAATCGCTTTATGCAGACGCGCCCGTGACTGGTCCGGCATATCCAGACCGTCTGTCAGCTCCAGCGTCTGCAGCAACAGATCGGCATCAAAGCCGGTGGCGGCAAGCATTGCGCTCTGCGCCGCGTCTGCCATTTCCTCTGCCAGCACGGTCTGCACATTGCGATTACCCAGCGGCATCACCCAGCCATGACGCAGGGCATGACGCCCGATCTCCAGCGCCCCGGCATAATCTCCGGCATCAATGCGCCACAGCATCACGTACATCAGCACGTCATCCTGTTGAGCGCCTCCGGCAGTCAGGACACCCTCTGCCCAGGCGACGTATTTCGGCAGCAGCTCCACCTTGATTTCCGCTTTTTTGACCGTGGACTGAACGCCCTTGAGACGGCGGCGGTCTTCCGCCAGTTGCAGCAGCATCAGGTCATAGCCCGACGCGTGGCGAACACTGCCGCCCTCGCGGGCGGCCTGTTCAGCCTGAACGCGCAGGCGATGCTGCCGTGCGGGACTCAGGCTCATGGATTACGCTCCGGTTTCTGCTGCGGCGGCGCTGAAGTCGCCAATCTGGATGTTTTCCACCAGTGCGGCGCAGCGGTAGTCCTCAACCACATAGGCTTCGTTAACGGATTCAAAGTTTTCAATCCGGTCACGTTTCGGGTTGTCGATAACTGAACGGCGGCGAGTGTCTTCCTGCCAGTAGATGGACAGGTTATCCAGACGGGTGATCAGCAGCGCATTCGGCGGGAAGAACGGCGCACGCACGGCCTGCAGGCCACCCATGCGTTTCTGGCTGATGATCATATCTGCAGCCAGTTTTTCACTGTTCTCCTGCTCTTTGTTGACCAGCGGGAAATACTTGTCAGACAACAGTTCACGACCGCAAATCACCACCAGATCGTCATCGTCCTGGTAAACCACGTCGATAAGCTCATTAACGGCATCCATCACCACGGCGTCCAGGTTGGCATATTCGCCACCTTTACCGACTTTCACCGCGCCCGGTGTGGTTTCACCGCCCGTGGTGGTGCTGCCCATGACGTGATCCGGTGCATCCTCACGGATTTTCTGTAGCCAGCCTTTATTCACATCCTGCAGCAGCGGGTTTTCGCTGCGGTTGGAGGTTTTCGCACGCTTCACGCCGTTAAAGCCGATCATGATGCGGTCCAGTGCCTGACGTTTCACGATGGCGTCACGGATACGCACCTGGAAATCCTGAAACTTCGCCCACAGGTCCAGCTTCGCGTAGGTCAGCACCGTGTCAAAGTT